AGGTGTTCTTACTCAAGAAGCCCAAGATATGTATAATGACCGTGTAAGAAGGGAGCGCCCTGGAGTTCAGACCCTTGAAGCAACTCTATTGCAATAGGAATGTTATAGCATATAAATTGCATTAGATAACAATTGACCCGAAACAACCAATCTGATATACTAGATATATCGAGGTAGATCTATGGCCGACGACCAGAAAACAGTACCAGAATCTGACTTCCTCAGGGTAAAGTCCTTGAAGGAGTCAGCCGAATCACGTGCCAATACGGCAGAATCTCGTGTGGCTGAGTTGGAAACAACCGCCACTTCAACCAATAAAGAATTACAGGACCTCAGAAACTGGAAAGCAAGCAATCAACCAGTTGTCTTAGAGGTGGCTCAGCTCAAAACCGATCTGGCTAGCAGCAAAGAACTAGTAGGAACCTTGGAAGAGAATGTGATATCAAATATCACCAAATCTGCCAGGGAACTGGGTATCTCCGAGAGTGATCTTGAAGGTAAAACGGTTTCACAGATTGAGTTACTTATGATTGGTGCTCGTAGCATCAAAGGTGAGTCCAGTAATGGGGATGATTCTTCTACTAGTGATAGTAATATCGACTCTGAAACCTCTGGCGACGGCGAGAGTAGAGACGAAAACCCTAATACTAATGAAGGAATCAACTTTGCTAAGATCGGCGGCAACCCTGAAAAGTCTGCAGTAGCTCAGTCTCGGTACTTCGTTGGAGGAACCAATGGAGGGCAGGCTAATGTACCTGCCAATGACCGCGAATACGCCGGGGCTCAACGAGAGCGGTCTCTGGCCAGACAAGCTGATCGAACGGCAAATAAAGTTTAGAGGTAAATAAATTGCCCACGGAAATTGGTCATTGGGATAACCTCGCAGAGGCCCAAAAAGCCACACAAGAAGTCCTCATCCCTGGCGTAATCGAAGAGGATATCAAACGTGGTGGACCTATCCAGTTCCTTCCAGTCCAGCAGACCTTAGGCCTGCGGGTAGACTACCTTCGTGAGACGGCGAACCGTCCACAGGCAGCCAAGCTAGGACCTGGTGGTTCAACTGTCGCAACTTCGGCAACGACCTATGACAAGCAGCAACGAGACTTGTCTATTGCCTACATTGAGACAGACCTTGACAAGTTCACGGCTGAGACCTATGGCGGCCTGAACAATTACGCTAACCTTCAGTTCAAAGAGAACCAGAAGGCTATGGTGGAGTTCCTGAACGATAAGTTCTTCTATGGGGACGCCACTTACGCTACTGGTGACGCTGAACCTGATGGTTTACACGCTCTAGCAGCGGCTTTCCCTACTGGTATAGGTGGTGAAACTAACGGTCTCAACATAGAGGTTTCTGGTGCTCTGACCATAGCCTCTATGCGGAAGATTTTGCGGAACATGAAGTATGGTGCTGACGCCATCTTCGTGCCCCACATTGTTGGTGACCACATTGACGCCTACACTCAAGAGGCTGGTCTAAGCAACGTCACCAATGGACTCTTCCCTACTACAGTAGACGCTTTCGGGCGAGAGGTACCGTCCTTCAAGGGCATACCAATCATACGGACCGACTTTCTACAGGAAGAGACCGCTGAAACTGGTGAAGGTTCTAATGCTCGGGCGAAGTCATCGGGTGCTGCTAACTGGTCCATCTTCTTCGTGAAGTTTGGTCAGGTATCCGAAATGGACCCAGGAGTTGGCCTTCTTGTTGGTGGTAATGGAATGTCTCCAGGTGAAATGTTCTCTGTTGAGGAGATCGATACACTTGAAGGCAAGATTGCTTCCAAGCAGAGGCTACACACTTTCTATGGATTTGGCGACGGCTCAATTATGAGCATTGGCCGGATCTTTGACATTACGGACACAGCTATCACAGCTTAGTCCATAGCGCCGGGGTGGGCGGCTACTTCCCACCAACACTCTCAAACGCCCCTCCCTGGAGGGTTAGGAGTTAGAACATGGCAGTTACGCCATACACGATTGATAGTCCGATGGGCGGTTACCACTATGGAGTGAAGCAACTCCGTAATGGGATTACCATTGATATCCCTGCCACTCATCCTCAAGTATTTGACCCATCTGTCCTGGAGTCAAACTGGAACGACTTAGATGTCTATGACATTGACACCGTGCAGAAGTTCCCACTTGGTACTGTGCTCAAACAGAACCGCCGAGTGTGGATGTATGCTAGCTTTGCCGGCACCGTCACAGTAGGTGACATGGTGGTGTCTGAGGCTGACGATGATGGCTACGACGCACTGGCGCCTGTGGCTGCAGATGCTGGTGTTACTGAATTTGAGATATCCCCTCCAGGTTCAGGCACAGACATTACGATCAATGAGTTTGCTGGTGGTTACGTTGAGGCTCAGGCGAATGGAACTCCAGGGTACTCATATGAGATCATGGCAAACGACATTCTGGATATGAATGGTTCTCCAACCATGACGGTAAGAATCTTTGGTAACACTGCTGTGGCACTTAGCACCAGCGATGACCTGGCTCTTATCAAGCATCCAGCCAAGGATGTGGTCATTGCTCCTACTACACTCCTGAGTCCAACGCTTGGTGTCTGTCTGACAGCCCAGGCTGCTGACCAGTTTGGGTGGGTTGGAGTCAAGGGTCCACACACAGTGTACTTTGAAGGTACTGTGGTTGACGGGGCCGAAGTCCGTCACTCAGAGACTACCGCTGGCTCTGTGGCAGGTATGGACTACACAGAGTCAACCGCTGAGTCTGACTCTGGTCCAATTGGACGGTTACGAAACTACTCAGGCACTACCACATTTGGTCTCGTTGACCTCTACGGTAAGGGCATAGTATAACCATTGGGGGTATTCAGTTAGGCTGGCCCCTAAACAAATAGTCCCTCTTAGAGGGTAGCGACGAGGCAAGCGAATGTCGTTGACAACTATAGGTGATGAGACTATCACTATATCAAGTGCTTCACTAGGACTCACAGCTGGGTCTGGTGGTGATCTCATCAGGTCTGGGCAGACCTCTAGTAGTGGGGTAGCATCTAATCTCCCATCTACTACTGGTGCCCACAGGTATAATATGCCTGGTACTCGCATGGCTAGAGTTACAGTAGTCAGTGGAGCTATGAGAACTTCTACCAATGGGACAGTAACTGCTCCCACAGACGGTGGAAACTTTCCACTCTGGTCAGCCACCGAGTCCTTTGAAATCTGGGACCTACCAGATATGTCCACCTGGCGGGCTATCCGCGAAGGTGGTGTTGACTGTGTCATCTTTGTTGAGTACGAAGGGACAGATGAATAATGGCTATTCGTAACCTTCGTCGTACCAATGCAAACCAAGAGTATGCTGATATATTCTTGAATGGTAATAAGCTCAAGCTGGATGTAGATGATGACACCTATATCGTTTCTGACACCAACGACGAAATTCAGTTTTTTGCTGGTGGCGTTGAGATTGCAGAGTTTGATGCGACTGCGATAACTCTCGCCAATGGTGCTGATCTTGTTATTAGTGCTGCGGATAAGTTGTACTTCGATAATGCTGGTGATACCTACATCTGGGAAGAATCCGGTGACGACCTGCATCTAGTTGTGGGTGGCGCGATTATGCTTCAGTTAGACCAAGAAGCCGGTATTTCTACATTCAACCCGTCGTCTGCTAATTACGATTTTAGGGTATTGACGGATGGTGGAACCTCTGCCATCAATGTTGATGCTGCTGCAAACGCTGGAAAAGGTGAGGTCAGCCTTGGATACACGGCGAATCCTGATGGGAACAACCGGGCGTGGCTCAAGATATACCCGCCAGCCATCTCCACGGCTTCGGGCAAGGCTACCTCATGGATGAGCATCCAGCCCGACTACGCTATGACAATGGCCGGGACTGTTCCGTTTGTCGCAACGCTCCAGTTGGAAGAACCGAACATTACAGAGCCCGACGGGTCAAATGTTGTTTCGGTAGCTGCCACGCTCTACATAAAAGATGCGCCAACTGAGGCTCCAGCAGGTAAAAATAGTGGCATCCACATGGAAGCTGGGGCGTTCTATGTTAGTGATGGGCATGGCACAGATGGTGAACAGCTTACCTCTGGTGGGGATGATGCTGTTTTAGACTGGGCTGCTGCCAGTTGTGTGCGGAGTTCTAAAACTGCCATCGTGGAACGGGATAATAACGATGAAGTTCTTGCGACACTGGTGAACACGCCAGTCCACGACTTCAAATATAAAAACGACCGATCACTTTCCAGCACCGGAGACTACGATACCGACTATGTTGGCATCATGGCTGACGAGGCTCCGTGGGCGATGCACCACAGCGGACGCATCCTGAATCCGATCAACACATTCGGCTACACAATCCAAGCATTCAAGGCTCTGGAGAAACGCATACAAGAGTTGGAGTCTAGTAATGGCAACTAACGCACAGATGAAAACGGCACTTGGGATTACAGACAGCCAGATCACAAAGGCTCTCGCATACCTTGACCGGGTATCCCCAAAAGTTGATGGCTCAGGCGATGCACGGGCGAACGCTATAAACGATTTTCGTGACCACATCGTTTCACATTACAGTGGCATCATCAGCGCAGATTTGAAGCAACAAGCATCTGCTCCTGCCTGGGACTAGGGAGAACAATAGCTTGAGTGAAATTGAGGTCAATGCCGAAGATTTACAGGCCGTCATAATGGAGTTACAGGCAGAGAATTCCAACCTGCGACTTATGAAGTCTGCGCTGCTTCGCAAGATCAAAGAACAGGCTCTCGATGCACAACTCGATGAGGTTGAGAAGGTTGTTCTCCTTGAAAAGGAATCATAAGTGGCAACGATCACCATCTCGATTCAGGAGAATGGGGCCAATGTAGGCTCCGGTTGGCTGCTCGTCTATGGCGACAGCGGAACGGGCGTGCGAGAAACGTCTAACGCAGGGACTATCGTATTCACTGGCGTGGGTGCGACCCACAAGATGAGCATGGCGTTTAATATCGTTGATGCTGCTGGCGCACTCCGCATGGGCGGCGCAGGGCTGTACCTGGCAGCAGGAGGCTCTTACGAGTTGAACGCATGAACTCTTACGCGTCGGTAGATGAATTCCGGGGAACCTACGTTCTCAACGTCAATGCAACTGGCTCTGCTAACGTCCAGCGGTTTCGTGAACTGCTGGAAGGTGTAAGCCGTGAAGTCGATAAAATTACGAAGCGGCATTTCTACTCAGTAAGCGATACGCGCTACTTTGATGGCCCAGGTAATGGGACGCTGTTCGTTGGTGATGTGGTGTCCATCCCCGCCAGCGGCCTCAAAGAGTCGGACAATATGGACGGTACGTTCGATGTGGTGTGGGGCAACGTTGGAACCGATTATTTCTACGCGCCATATAACGCCAACCCAACGTCTACCTTCGGGGATGCGCGCCCATACATGCGCCTGGAAATAAGCCAGCACAGCAACGGCACGCAGGACAGCTTTGATAAGGGTCAGCGCAACTATGAGATCACCGGGACGTGGGGCTTCTCTCATGCCACGAATACACAAGCTGCCACGGCCTCTGCGTCGTTTAGTGCCTCGACCACGACCATTACATACGCAGGGGCGGGGCCGCAGATTGGCTGGACGCTTCTCAATGGTGTTGAGCAGATGTATGTGGAATCAACATCAGGCACGACAGTCGTGCTCAGGCGTGGCGTAAATGGCTCCACGGCCACGGTAATCGCTTCGGGGTCTATATTCAGCCGCCGTGAATATCCCTCGCCTGTGCGTGAGGCTGTGCTGATTCAGGCGGGGCGATTATTCCGACGTGCCAAAGGTGGCTTCGGTCAGGAGATGGGATTACCCGAAGCTGGTGAACTCGTACCCATGATTCCCAACGGGATAGACAGCGACGTTAGACAGATGCTCGGCCCGTTCAAGCGAAGGTACATGGGCAAATGACCACCGGCTCGTCGGGCGTATCAATAGAACTCATCGGGATGAAGGAACTCTTGCGTGATTTGAAAGACCCCAAATTCGCTACGAGGGCAGCGGTGCGCGCGCTGGATAAGGCGGCGGCTAAGACGATGGAACTCGCCGTGAAACGTGCGCCACGCGACAGGGGGCATTTACAAGACAGCATCACGATAGATCGCCGTGGTGAATTCGCCCGCGCTGTTGGTTCAGGCCAGCCCTACGCCAAGCCGGTTGAGTTTGGTAGTCGCCCACACTGGCCTCCTATATCAGCGTTGCAACCCTGGGCGCGTCGGCATGGATTTCCTGCCGGTCGCAAGGGGGCCATGATTGTCGGCGCGGCGATAGCCCGTGGTGGCGGTAAGGCTGAGAGCGGTCAGCCCTTCTTGAACCCTGCGCTGGACGATGTTGAGAACAATGAGTGGCCTCGCATTCGGCGCGAGTTTTGGGAAGAAATGGCACAGGCGTTCAAGAAGGGTGGCACTCGATGACCACCACGACCGATGTGTACACAGGGCTGAAAACCGCCCTTGAAAACGGCATCTCCGACCTGCGGATATACCCGCGCCAGCCTGATGTAATCAACGAGTTACCAGGCGGGATGCTCGTACCGGCT